GTAAAAACTTTGACCGGCGGGTTAAAAAGCATGAATATGCCTTTAGCCGAACAGATGAAAATATTTGAAGGTGTTAGTACAGGTATAGCGGCAATGAAGCTGGGTGCAGAGGAAAGTAAAGGTGCCATGCTTGCACTTGGGCAAATGGCCAGTAAAGGAGTAGTGTCTGCGGAAGAATTAAGAGGCCAACTCGGCGAAAGAATACCCGGTGCGTTTGGTATAGCTGCCAAATCAATGGGGGTAACAGAAGCGCAGCTGGGCAAGATGCTTGAAAGAGGTGAAATAGCTGCAAAAGACTTTTTGCCAAAGTTTGCCGCCGAAATGCAAAAAACATTTGGTGAAGATGCTTTGAAAGCAGCTAATGGCCCGGCAGCCATGCAAGAGCGTTTTAATAATGCCATTTACAATATGAAGGTGGCCATAGGTGAAGGATTGATGCCTGTAATTACTCCGGTAATTCAAAAGCTTACCGAACTGGCGACCATAGTAATTCCATATATACAAAGCGGAATTGAGTATGTAATAAGCTTGTTTCAATCTGTTAACAGCGGTACAAGCGAATGGAGCGAATACATCAATATAGTGCGCTCCATACTTATATCAAGCTGGAACACCATAAAATCGCTGGCTTCAAATGTGTGGAACATTGTAAGCGGCATCGTGGAATGGGTGAAAAAAAGCGAATTGATGAAAGATTTGGCATGGGCAATAGGAAAAGCTTTTGAGGGCATACAATGGGTAATTAAACAAATAGGTGATGCCATTGAATGGATATGGGATAATACCATTAAACCAATACTTGATGCCGTAGAATGGATTTACAGCAATATAAAAGGTTTGTTTGGCGGTGGAAAAACAGAAGTAGTAGTTACAGATGGCACAAGAACTGCAACCATAGCAGCACAACCGGCCTTTGATAATTCAGAATTTGAAAAAGCCCAATTTGCTTTTGATGCAAAACATGCGAAAAATAAAATGCTTGGTGTAACTACACCAATTAATCCCAAGAATAATGGCGGGCTATCATCTTCCAAAAGCGACAGCATCAACAACGGAGGCCAAAAAAGCATTGTAATTAATATTGGCAAGATTGGAGAAAAAATAGAGCAGCATATAGTAGGTGGCACAAAAGAAGCAGCCGAAGGTTTTGCTTCAGTAGTTCGTGAAGAAGTACTGCGCACTTTGTACAGTTTAAATAATGTAGCCGTATGAGTTTAGCTCTTGATAATATTTACCTGCAAGCTTTTGGCACGGAGCCTCCTTTGGCTGATGCTAACAGGTTTAATATAGAAGCCGCACCCGGTCGCAAGAATACGAGCAGCCTTGGCCAACCGTATTATGAAACAGATCTGTTGGGTAGGGAGTTTTTCTTACCTGTACGGCTTGATGGTTTGCTGATTCCATTCGCTGTGGTAGGGATCACCGAAAAGAAAACGATTGTAAGCACACCGATGCCTGAACGTGGTGGTAGTGTAAAAGAAATGATAAGCGTGGATGATTACTTGTTCAATATTAAAGGCATACTCATCAATGATGCGGATGAATGGCCGGAAGCTGAAATTATTGCACTGCATAAGTTATTTGAAAAAAATGAGAGCCTCATATTGCGTAGTGCCATTACCGATATTTTTTTAAACGGCTCAGCTGAGCACCGGGTGGTGGTTAAGCAAATAAGCTGGCCATCAGTTAGCGGCGTTGAAAATGCAAAGCCATTTGAAATGGAACTGGAAAGCGATATGATTTTTAACCTGGAGTTGGAGAAACTATTTGTTGGCCCTGTAAATATTGGTGTGTAATGTTTTCACTCTGCAGTAAAATATCAATGGGGCAGTTTGTTGGCATAAAGCCTAACGAGGTTAAAATTGATAAAAGCATCTTTGAATTTGTAGACAAGGCCACAATAAAACTACCTATTACTGCACGGATAAAAAGAGATGGAGAAATTATTACAACCAGTATTGAAACAGCCAAGCAGTTTAAAGAAGGTGATTTTGTAAAAATTGAGTTGGGATATAACAAGCAATATTATTCGGAGTTTGAGGGGTTTATAGCCCGCATCAATTTCACACAGCCGCTGGAGGTAGAGTGCGAAGGTTATAGTTACCAGCTCCGCAAAAAAACATTGCTTAAAACATTTGTAAATGCTCAATTAAAGGACATTTTAAAGTTCATTATAGAGGGCACTGATATTAAACTTGATGCGGACATTCCTATTTTCAAAATAGAAAAGATGGTACTGGCGAAACATAATGGTGTAGAAGCTTTGGAGATGATAAAAAAGATAAGTGCCGGAACGATCAGAATGTACTTTACTGGCAAAATATTATATGCCGGTTTGCTTTATCTGCCACCTAAAAAAACGGTTAAATACCTGATTGGCTGGAATGTGATAAAAGATAATAACCTAAAGCTGAGAGAAGCCAAGAATCAGGAAGTGACGGTGAATATGATTGGCGAAAAAAAAGACGGCAGTAAAGTAAAAGTAATAACCAGTTCCGGGAAGGCGGGTACAAGGGGTGAAACTAAAGTTATAAAAACACATGCTGTTACTGATGAGGCAACATTAAAAGCAATGGCAGCGGCAAAACAAAAACAGCTAAGCTTTAATGGTTACGAGGGTAAAATAACAGCTTTCGGATCACCATACTGTGAACCTGGTTATAAATGCGAATTGGGCGATAATAAATATAAAGAGCGTGGCGGTAATTATATAGTGGAAAGTACTTCGGTTACTTATGGCATGAGTGGGTACCGGCGCACAGTTGGCATCGGTGCAAAATTATAAAATGGGAGCAACAGAAGATAATATAAAGGAGCAGTTAGGAGCATTTGCTAATAAATATGGCCCTTCCATCATTATGCCGGCAAAGGTGCTGGCTGTAAATGAAAATGACTGTACGATTGAAATTGAATTTAGCGATGAAAGTAAAATTGATGATGCAAGACTTAGAAGTGTTATTAAGGCAGGGAATAAAATCGTGCAGTTCCCATCCGTGGGCTCGATGGTATTGGTTGGGCGTATTGACGGCTCAGACGATTATGTTGTATTGGCTATTGAAGCAATAGATTTCGAGTTGGTTGAGATCGATGGCACCCAATTCAAGATTGCGGCCAGTGGCTTTACAATCAAAAAGGGAACCGATAATTTAAAAGATGCAATGATTAAAATAATTGAAGCTGTAGAAAAAATAGTGGTACTACAAGGCACCAACCCGGATCGGCTAAAACTGGCATCAGCAAAAGAAATGATAACAAACATATTTAACTAATGGCTTTAAATAAAACAACGCTGGGCACAGCTTTAAACAATGCAACCAATGCCTGGAATGATGTGGCAATTTCTGATGCAGACTTACCAGCAGCCAGGCAGGCATATTGGGAAAAAGTTGCTGAATGCATTATAGATCATTTTAAAACGGCTATTGAAATAAAAATACCCGGTAATGGGCTACTGGCTCCGAGTGGTGGTGGTGCTGTAACCGGGACATCAACAACGGGAACAATTTTATAATGACTGATTTTTTATTAAATGATGAATATGACCTGCTTTTTATCGCTGGCGATTTTGCAGCCGGAAACAGTGACGTGCAGCACCAGGTACTTTTATTATTAACAGATAAGGGAGACTGGAAAGAAGCTCCAACGGTAGGTGTTGGAATTGATCTGTGGCTAAAAGATAACGATGGGGATGGTTTATTAGGAGAAATAAAAAAAGAGTTTGAACGGGATGGGCTGACGGTTAAAAATATTGAAATAGGAACTAATGGAAAATTAAACATTGATGCAAGTTATACGGAAACACCAAACGCTATTTGATTTTACGTGCCAGCATTGCGGCAGTATGGAAGCTGTCTTTGTTTTTGCAATGCTGAATGGCATTGGCATTACAGATGAAGTGCCTCCGGGAACGCAACTAGAAACTGTGGTAGTGGATAATAAAGTGGTGGCTGATTATGTAAAGAGTAAACTAGTGATTGCAACAGCATTTGCGATGCCATTTATACCCAGCGGAGGTATTGGCTTTATGCGCATCATGCCGGGTAGTTCACAGGAGAATAATTGGAATAATGGGTTTAAAGTAAGTTAAATGGCTAGAACAATTAAAGAAATTCATGCGGAGCTTTTGCAAAAGGTTGCAGATGATGCTGTATTAACAACTGTACTATATAGCAGCAGCCAAACGGCAATTTATCGGTTGTACTTATACATTGTTGCATTTTGTGCTTGGTCAACTGAAACCATTTATGATCTGGCAAAAGTAGAAATCAACGAAACGATTAGCGCCATGAAGCCGCACAG